ACAACGCCTACCCAGGCGGTGATGGCGTATCACTGATCAATACGGCTCATCCGATCTACGGCGGAAACGTATTCAGCAACCAGTTGAACACAGCCGCTGCGCTTTCGCAGACATCGCTAGAGCAGTTGTTGATTCAAATCAGGTCGGCAGTTGATAACAATGGCAAGAAGATTCGCCTTGAGCCTGAGAAGATTGTTGTATCTCCTTCCAACGTCATGCAGGCAGAAGTTCTGCTCAAGAGTCTCCTGCGCACTGGCACGACCAACAACGACATTAACCCGGTGAAATCGTTGGGTCTGCTCAAGGGCGGACAAGCGAACCTGTCTCGACTGACGTCCAACACGGCATGGTGGATTCAGGCATCTGCCCCGCAGGGACTGAAACTTGTGATGCGCCGTCCGCTGGAAAAGAGCATGGAAGGTGACTTTGAAACAGATTCGAGCCGCTTCAAAGCTACCGAGCGGTATCAGGTCGGCTGGACTGATCCGCGTGCAGCCTGGGGCACGCCGGGCCTTTAACTCTGCGGAGTAATTCTATGGCTATTTCCGTCGAGACGGGTCCGCTCGTCACTGCAGGTAATCTCAATCCCGTACAGGACTCGGAGCCCGGCGCGGGCGCGAACCTTTGGGCCAAGGGTGACGGCCTTGTCGATCCCCGGTATGTGTCGTCTATTGGCACTGCGCCCGGCCTGGGGCGTGTCCTGGGACTGTACTCTTCTCCGATCTTCTCTTTGGTCGATGGATTTCCCCAGGCTCCACAGGCTGCCGGCATCGCATCTATTGCCCCCGCAACTGCCATTGCAACGGCGGCGGCGGGCGGTACGGCTGTTCCCTTGGTTGCTACGAACGGCAACCTCGGGTTCAACATCAACGTGCCGATTGTTCCCTGGGTCACGACTCGGAACACAACCAACCCGACCACTGACGGCAAGGTTTCCGGATACGGGCTCTCCAGCACTCCGGGCTCGTTCGTAGCTGCAAACGTGGTCAACACGCTAGCGCTGGACTTCGGGTCGGCACTCTTCACCTTACCGGCTGCGGCCACGATAACCGCGACGCCGTTGACCAGCAACGCTTCGTCTCCGGGCTCCGTGCACCCCAGCTCACAATCAGGGGCTTCGTTCCCTGCGAACCAGATCCTCACGGTGCTGGCCGCTTCGAACACGGCATGGAAGAACCCGCTGAAGTTCTACTATCCGGGCCAGTGGGTCATTGTTCCGGGCGCGGGTAACGCGGCAGGAACTAGCTGCCTTATCACGCAGGTAGTCGCTTATGACTACGTTCAGAAGTTCCTCGTGATCGCGAATCCGTGTCTCAACACAGCCGCGAACAACACAGGCGTAGGTGTCGGCTCTGCCGATCCGCAGGGCATTGCCGCGTGGCCGTACCTGCGGACTGGGGATACAGCGCTCTACAATCCGGCCGAAGGTATCACACGCAATCTGTCAGTTGTGTCGAGCAACGCCGCTGATACGGCCATGCTGTTCACGATTCAGGGGTACGACATTTGGGGTCTGCCCATGACGGAGCAGATTACTTCGAACGGTACTACACCGGTTCTGGGCAATAAGGCGTTCAAGTACATCAGTGCTATCACGGTGTCGCATGCAGGTAGCTTTTCCACGACCGGAACTGTGACGGTGGGCACTCCGGCTACCAATACGGGGGCGCTCGGTCTCCCGGTATACATTGATCAGTTCGAATATCTGGAGATTTTCGCCAACGGGGCCTTGGTCAGTGCAAATACCGGGTTCACTGCGGGTCTTACGCCCACGACAAACCCGGCGACCTATACCACGGCTGACAACCGTGGAACGTATGTCATGGGGACCGCCCCGACCGGATCAGTGCATTACGTTATCTACGCGGATATGTCGCAGTCCCAGGCGGCTCGCGCAACTAATCTGTATTTCAGTCAACTGTTTGGTCTGACGCAGACATAACGAATGCGCCCGATCAACGTCACGTTGGGCAACCTCGCGGCGGCCAGCGCGAACAACATCGCGTTGAGCCAGTCGCTTGGAGGAGCTGGTCCCGTTACCCTCAATGGCTCTACCAGTGTGGGTGGCGTGGCCGTGCTGGATCAAGCGCGGCAAGTGCTGATTACGAGCGCAGGCAACGACAGCGGCATTACTTTTATAGTGACCGGTCTCAACCGCTGGAATCAGATTATTTCTGAGACCATTGCGGGAGGTAACGTCGCTGCGGTTGCAACTACGAACGTATTTGCAACTGTCACGAAAATTGTGAGCTCGGCAGCCACGGCGGCTGCAATCACAGTCGGGACGAACGGTGTGACGAGCATCATGATTCCAGTTGACTGGGAGGCGAATCCGACCAACATCGGGCTCAACGCCGTTGTGACTGGCACAGTCAACTACACCATCAATCAAACCTGGGACAACCCATATACAACTACGGGGCTGTATCCGGCAAACTGGACGGCGATCTCTGCACTGTCAGCCAAGACCGCAACCGCCCAAGTCAATCTGACGAACGACTTCACGGCGCTTCAATTGGTTATCAATTCAGGCACCGGCTCGTTGCTGTTGGAAGTCGTTCAGGCGGGGACGCCTGCCTTCATAGAAGGCTTCGGCGCCAGCAGCGGCGGCGGAGGTGGGCTGGGCTCATATCTGGCCTACGCGAGCCCTGCGGGTGCAAGCAACAACGTCAACCCGGCCGGTTTTGGAAGTACGGTTGGGCTGCTCAATGTCACGTTGGCAGCCGGTGACGCCAATTGGACTGGGCTTATGGCGGGTGCCGACAAGCAACTATTGACTATTGCCAACGCCGACACGGTACACACGCTCACGCTCAACGGGCTGAACGCAGGCTCGCTACCGGCCAATCAATTCCGGGCGGGTGGCGACCCTGTGTTGCCGCCGCTGTCCACACTCCTGCTTTGTTACTACACAACCCCTGCGCAATGGATAGTTGTATGAAAAAAGCCAACCTGCTTTTGTTCGGGTTCGGGCTGTCGCTGTCGCTGCTGATGGGAGCAGCGATTTACTATCAATTCTCGCCTGGGGGCGCTCTCTCGGGAACGTGGAATAGCCAGACAGTCAACCTGGGCTCGGGTGCATTCGTTACAGGCAACCTGCCGGTCACGAATCTCAACAGCGGTACATCTGCGAGCGCAACGACCTTTTGGCGGGGTGATGGATCATGGGCCGTGCCGAGTGGCGGCGGCGGCGGGACGGTGAAAGTTGCAAACGGCGAAGTCAATGCGGCGTGCACAACCGCTACGCTAGGGTCGGGGGTCGGGTCTCTGACAGCCGTATCAACGGGCGTGTGCCAAATCAACTATACAAGCAGCCTCTTTGCCGTCGAGCCAAGCTGCAATTTTACCCCGGTGGGCACGACTCCGCAGGTAACTCCAAGTGTCATCTCAACGACCAACGTAAACCAAGTCACGGTTCAGTTGAAGAACCTGTCGGGTACATCGGTCAACATCGGATTCAAGTTCACTTGCATCGGAACCTAAGCGGTATTCGATATAAAGAGGCAATCATGGGCTCTCCGAAGTACGGCGAATTTTCATTCAGCAAGGACCACGGCTATTCCGGGTCCTGCGGCGGTACCTCCGTCAAGGGCTACATGCGCGGCGGAGCCGTGAAGGGCGGTGGCCGAAGCGTCAACATGAAGCGGGCGTCGATTTCCGAGATGGAGCACAACCCCTCGGTCGAAAAAGACACCACTGACTCATGGAATGACGACAAGCCTGTCGAAACTCCGAACTATCGACATGGCGGCGCGGCACGCAAGTATGCCAAAGGCGGTAACGTCAAAGGCGATCACGAGCCCACTGTGATGCCGGGCAAATTCTTCACTCCGTATAGCCTGGGCGGTGGAGTGGAGAAACCTACGCCGGTTCCCAAGGGCCGCGCGTCCGCGTACGCCTGCGGGGGTGGAGTTGAGTCGCCCACGCCAGTACCAACCGGCCAGCGGTCTCCGTATGCATGCGGGGGTGGCGTGGAGTCTCCAACGCCGATTCCCGCTACTAGGATGCAGAACTACAGAAAGGGCGGCCCGATGCGTAAGGCCGCAGGCGGTCCGGTGCAGGGAAATCCCGCCAACATGTACGGAGACAACGTGGAGATACGGCGGATCGCGCGCATCGACGGTAAAACCAGGCACCCCGGAAGCCTTGCGGCCAAAGGCTACGCCAAAGGCGGACACTTCATTCAGTCAGCAATTAAACATCCCGGCGCGCTCCATAAAGAACTGGGTGTGCCTATGGGGAAAAAGATCCCGGCTGCAAAGCTCGACCGGGCAGCGCACGCAGGCGGGAAGCTCGGCCAGCGTGCCCGGTTTGCCGAAACACTAAAAGGACTGAACCATCACGCGCAAGGCGGTCGCAGCGCAGGTATCGGTGCAGATAAGGAAAAGTACGAAGCGCGCGGCGGAATGATGCGCAAAGCGGCTGGAGGCATGGCGAGGATGCCGCGCATGCGCAAGATGGCTCGGCCGATGACGCCAACGATGCCAGCGAGCAACCCGATGACGCCGATGATCCCCATGCGTGCTCAGCGCCCAGTGTCTGCGCTCAACACTCAGATGGCGATGCCGGGAGCTAGTCCGCTTGCGGCAACCATGCGCCGATCTGGAAATGGACTAGCACGAGGCGGTCGGGCGCGCTAAAGTCCGTTCTTCGTTCAAAGGGCTGCCCTCCTGTTGGCAGCGGCCCTCACATCTCGTGAGGCGCACCTTTGACCGTTCTCGTTGGCGATTCCAACTTTACGGGCTACACCGGCCCAGGCCCCGTTGATACAGACGGCGGCTACATCGCGTCCGCGCCATTCATCGCAGTCAGCAATGGGCAAGTAACCACGCTCAACTGCTGGATCACGCCGGGCACCGCGACCACGTTCGTCATGGGTCTGTATGACGGAACGTTGCAGCGATTGGTGTACTCCGGGCCGGTGACGCCCGGAGCTGCTGGCCTCGTCAGTTTCCCGATTGCTCCAACCCCGGTAATTGCGCTCCAGGCGTATCAACTACTTCTTATATCCAATACCGGCACGTTCCAATTTGGCGTTGACTCAACGCTGAGCGGCAACACCAAAAAGACCGCTGGCGCGAACACCGCTTATCCGACTCCGGTCCTGAATCTAACCGGGGTAACTGCTACCGCTTTTGCAGCGCCCGCGTTCTACGCGGATGGTGACAGCCAAGCCCTGACCATTGAGACATCCGGGACGAGTGGCCAGACGGTGCTCAACACCGCAACGGTCATTGCCCGCGCCTTCAATCGGTGCCGACTGCGGGCGGCCGTCATTTCGGACGAGATTGTGCAGAAGGCGCAGGACGAACTGTTCCTGTTTCTTTCGGATCTTTCTAACGGACCGGCACCGCTATGGGCTATCGACACCGTTTTGCTGCCGTTCACGCAGGGCCTATCCGGCGTGACCATGCCGGCCGGGACGATAGATCAAAAGAACGTCAACTACCG